CTTCTGCACCAATGGACAGATTGGTGGGCAGTTTGACGTGGCACGTAAGCGACACACCAAGAACTTCCAAGTCGATGGGTTTATTCAGGCATTCGATGAGAGCATCGAGCGTCACAAACACATCGTCAATCAGTACCAAGAGTGGGCGGACACTCGCATCTTCGACAGCCGTAAGGTTATGAACCTGTTCCGCACACTCACCACTGGTACGGTGGACGATCCTAAGAAGCGTAATGGATTGTCTGATCGTCTGTTCGCACAGTACCTTGATGAGGTACAGACACGTGGCAAGAATGTCTTCTCCGTTGTGTCAGCTATGACACACTACGCCAGCCACGGTGATGATGGTCGCTTCGACTTGACTAAGGCAGGTGATAATGGTACACTGTTCAAGCGTCAAGAGCAGGTAAGCAAGTGGCTTGGCAGCAAGGTGTTTGCTGACTATCTTGAAGTAGCATAACAACAAATAGAAAGGATACTGTTATGGTTTACAATTACAAAGACCACAGAGACATTCCAAATTATATGCGTGCATACCTCATGGATGTTGTGGACGCAGACTATCTGGAAGAGGTAGACATTGAGGATATCAATGACTTTCTAAACGGTCTTGAAGAATGGGAAGATGACTACGACGTTGAAGTTCCTTCCTACTTAAACCACATCCACTAGATTGTTGTAATGGGACAGGTCTGCTACACCAGTGTAGTAGGCTTGTCCCTACATTACTTACCATAGGATTTTGTATATGAACTTGAATGAATACCAAAATAAAGCACACTCAACTGCTGTCTATCCAAAGGAGAAAGCCTTTGAGTATCTAGCTACTGGCCTTGCATCTGAAGCAGGAGAGGTTGCATCACTTGTATCTAAGTGGATCAGAGGTGATGGTAAAGCATTACCAATAACTGACATGAAGAAAGAACTGGGTGATGTACTGTGGTTTGTATCAGAGATGGCATACATGGTTGGTACAAATCTTTCAGAGGTAGCAGAACTAAACGTCAAGAAATTACAGGACAGACAGAAAAGAAATACTCTAAAGGGTAGTGGCAATAACAGGTAACATAAATGAGGAGAGGATGAAACTGTACACAAGTGACAAAGACTTTGACCTATTGCATCAGGCAGTAGACAAAGCAAGAAAGAATGCAAGGGAAGTAAAAGTACCTAGACAATCTATTCTAAATGTGTTAATGGATCATGCTAACTTTATCGCTACACTCAAACAACATGGAGAGAACATTGAGTATCCGAATGGAAAAGGCGATTGATCTACTTGCCAGAGTGGCAGAAGATATCACTGATCCAGTTCGTTGCTATCGTCTTGCGGCAGGTGTGTGGTACAAGAATAATCTTGTAGGTCTTGGTGTTAATTCATACAAGACTGATCCGTTTCAAGCCAAGTATGGCAAGCATGAACATGCCATACACCTGCACGCAGAGGTAGCTGCAATCAAGAACGCAGTACGTACAGTAGGTGATGACCTGTCTAGGTGTACGATGGTTGTTGTACGTGTGAAGAGAGAACATGAACGTACAAACAAATTCAAAACAACTCTTGCAAAACCATGTAAGGGATGTTATAGGTGCATCGTAGAGTTTGGTCTACGTAAAGTTTATTACACAACAGAGAAAGGACTAGAACAGTTATGATCAAGGGTAGCTTTAAGATTGAAGACATTGGTGTGCAACTAGAGATGCATAACGATGGTCTGTATGTTGCCTTCTATCTTGATGCAGACTATGGTGTAAAACCAATCAAGAAAATTTCTATTGATGATCTTGCTCTCGACTATGTAGATAACACAAAGCAGATGTTCAGAGAAGAAGACATTGACTATCTGTGCTTTGAACTTGGATGTACAATCCATATGTTAGAAACAAAGAGTAAGTCATTCAAACCAAAACTTAAAAAGGTATTGAAAGAGTATCCTGACTTTGGATTTACGGACAGCTTCTAACATGATGGTACTACTACATGATCTGAAAAACTTTCTCAAAGAAATATCAATAACAGAAATAAAACATCTTGATCCAGTAAGAGTACGTATCTATATTCAGGGTTTGATTGACAGCGAGGAAAGAAGAATGACAGACTACAAGACAGGAGTTATGCCTAGTTTAGTTAAAGAATTAAATGATTTACTAGATTTAGTAAATGATATTGAAGCTGATCGAGACGAATGGAAGGTAAAGTATAATGACTCGACGGGTAAACTACAGCGTGACGATCTGTTTGATATTGCAAAAGGTATATCGAATATACGAGACAGAATTGTTAAGGAGTTTCTAACATGACAACAGAACTTGACCTAGCAAGGAATGAAATAAAGGAACTGAACAAACAACTGTATACTGAATACAAAAAAGTTAAAGTTCTCAAAGAGCAAGTAGACTATCTAAAAGAAAAACTATCTATAACAGAAGTTGAATTAGAAAAACTATCAGAAAGAAAACTAAATGCAAGCTGAACTTATATCTTGTCTAGGTACAGACTTAACTGTTGTTAATGCAGCGCGGGTATCCTTTGATAAAGAAAGTGATTGGGAAGTAAACCATAGTGTACGTAAGGAACTGTCATCGAAGGATGCTGCGTTGATACGTTACCTTGCCAAGCACAATCACTTCACACCATTCACACATTGTATGATAACACTACGTGAAACTATCCCTATCTTTGTTGCAAGACAAAGGTTCAAACATACAATAGGATTTAGTTATAATGAAGTTAGTAGACGGTATGTTGACGATACTCCAGAGTTTTACACTCCAGATACGTGGAGAGGTAAAGCAGACAATGCCAAGCAAGGTAGTAGTGAGAAAGAGATAGATATTAATCCTTATAATCTTATGGTAGACTACTACAAACAAGCTATAGATACATGCAGTTGGACGTATCAAGAGTTACTAAGAAAGGGTGTGTGTCCTGAACAGGCACGTATGGTCTTGCCTCAGTCTATGTATACGAGTTATTATGTTACTGGTTCTCTTGCTGCATTTGCACGTGCTTACAAGTTACGTATTGACAAGCACGCACAAAAAGAGATACAAGAACTAGCAGAAAATTGGAACGCAATCATTAAGGATTTATATCCTGTATCATGGGAAGCATTAACTAATGGCAAGTAAAAAAGACATAGGAACTAATACAAAGATTGAACTGAAGAAACACCAACAGACAAGCATTGGTCATTCAAACAATACTAATCCAAAAAATAAACATAAGCGTAAGAACTGGAAAAGGTACAGAGGACAGGGTAAATGAAAAACCTGTGGGAAAAAGATCGTAAGACAATCTTCCGTGAGTTGCTGTCTACTTATATGGAAGAAGGTTATAACAGAAAGGAAGCAAAGAAGTTAGCTTCCATTGAAACAGAGGAGATTATGGCAGGTGACATGGCGTTTGTCGATGAGTTACTAAACAACCAAGAGGAGTAAGTGCGATGAAGAAGAAAGCCAAGCAGCGTGATCCTAACTGGCGTTGGATGCGTGCACTGGGACACAAGGTAGTCAAGGACAAGACACTCTATTCTCGTAAATTTAAACACAAGGATAAAAAGTATGTACCGTCTAGTGAACAAGACCAACAACCAAGCTGTTGATACAGGAACACTAGACGAGATGTATGATGTTCTTGATTCAATAAAGTCCTTGACTACCCATCTTAAATATGATAACAAACTAAACCGTAGTAGGCGTAAGCTAACTGTGTATGGTAACAGAAACGAAACTGTTTATAGGATCGTGAAGATATGATGGAAACAGAAAGTCACGTAGTAAAGCGCGGTTCTTGCCCTGAGTGTCCATCCAGTGATGCATGTATGACATACAGCGATGGACATTCTTGGTGTTACAGTTGTTCAACTTATTTTAAATCAAAGGATGATAGCATGTCAGTTCAACCACAACAACAAAGTACAGTACGACCCATGAGTGTTAACGGACAGATCACTAGCATTCCTGATCGTAAAATATCAGAGGCTACTTGTAAGAAATATAATGTACGTACAATAAAAGATAACTCTAATAAGATTATCCAACATCTATATCCTTACTATGATAGTGACAACAACCATGTAGGTGATAAGGTTCGTAACCTACCAAAAGATATACGTGCTATTGGGAATGTCGGACAGGGTACACTCTTTGGACAGAACCTATTCAATCAGGGCGGTAAGTACGTTACCATCTGTGAGGGTGAGCTAGATGCGCTTGCCGCATACGAAATGCTTGGCAGTAAATGGCCTGTCCTTTCTATCAAGGATGGTGCAGCATCTGCTCTACGTAACTGTAAAGCAAACCTTCAATACCTATCGCAGTATGATAACATCGTTCTGTGCTTTGATAATGATGACGCAGGACGCAAGGCAGCAAAGCAGGTTGCCTCTCTCTTTGAACCTAACCAATGCAAGATCGTACACCTTGAGTACAAGGATGCATGTGAGTACATTCAGAACGGTAAGCGTGAAGAGTTTACCCGCGCATGGTGGAACGCTAAGATGTACACACCAGCAGGTATTCTTAACCTTGCTGACATGGGTGATGCGCTATACGAGGAAGGTGACTACAAGACTTGTCTATATCCTTGGCAAGGTATCAATGATAAACTCTATGGTATTCGTACTGGAGAACTGGTTACATTTACGGCAGGTACAGGTACAGGTAAGTCAAGTGTTATGCGTGAACTTATGCATCATCTTCTTAATAACACAGAAGAAAACATTGGTGTTATTTCTTTAGAAGAGAATGTACGTTCAACTATCTTTCATCTCATGTCAGTTGAAGCTAACGCTCGACTATACATCAGAGAGATACGTGAACAGTTCAGCCGTGAAGATTTGAATACGTGGCAAAAAGCAACTGTAGGTACACGCAGGTTCTTTGCATTCGATCATTTTGGTAGCATGAAGACTGATGAGATACTTGGTCGCATTCGTTACATGATCAAAGCATTGGACTGTAAGTGGATAATTTTAGATCACCTATCCATTCTTGTGTCAGGACTAGAGGGTGATGATGAGCGTAGAAATATTGATAACCTAATGACTAAGCTACGATCTATCGTAGAAGAAACTAATGTAGCACTGCTGCTTGTCTCTCACTTACGTAGAGGTAGTGGTGACAAGGGGCATGAAGATGGTAAGGAAGTTAGTCTCGCTCATCTTAGGGGCAGTCAAAGCATAGCGCAACTGTCAGACGGAGTGGTGGCTATGGAACGTGACCAACAATCTGATGATCCTAACATTGCTAACACCACTACCATTCGCGTACTGAAGAACAGATACGCAGGAGATACTGGTGTTGCTTGTCACTTGTTCTTCAACGCTGACACTGGACGCTTGACAGAGGTAGATAATCTAGGTGATAATGGGGAGGAAGATAACTTAGAAGAGGCACTGTAATGGATGTAGTACTGGACATTGAAACTGATTCTCTCGATGCTACACTGGTGTACTGTATTGTAGCAAAGGATAGAGAGACAGGTAAGCATCATGTTTGGAAAGGTGATCAGTGTATTACTACGTTTCCCCTGTTTGCTAAACGAGTAAACAAGTTTATAATGCACAATGGTATATCATTTGATGCACCTGTTCTTAACAGACTGTTAGGTACACAGATCAAACTGTCACAGGTAGAAGACACTTTGTTACTGTCACAACTAATTGATCCTGTAAGAGAGAACGGACATTCTCTTGAGGCATGGGGTGATAAACTCCAGTTCAACAAGATTAAGTTCAAAGACTTTAGCCACCTGTCTGATGAGATGATCACATACTGTAAGAGGGATGTGGACATAACTGAACGGGTTTGGATTAACCTTCAACCAGACATACAAAAGATTGATCGTCGTGCTATTGATCTTGAGTACAAGATACGTGCGTTGGTCAGTCAACAAGAAAGGAATGGGTTTACTCTTGATTTACAGAAAGCAACTAGCCTTACCGCACACCTACAGGATAAGTCGTTTAAGTTGGAACGAGAAGTTCAAACAAGATTTATTCCTATTCCTGTGGCGGTTAAAGAAATTACACCTCGTTACAAAAAAGATGGTAGTCTTTCTTCTGTGGGTCTGCGGCATATACAAGACCCGACAACAGTTGCAGGACCGCACATATCTATCAACTACCAAACATTTAATCTTGCCTCCCGTCAGCAGATCGTTAGTCGATTAGTAAAGTGTGGTTGGCAACCTAATAAATTTACAGAAAAAGGACATGCAATCGTAGATGAATCTGTGCTTCGCGGAGTTGATATCCCTGAAGCACAGATGATTGCAGAGTATCTTACATTAAAGAAACGTATTGCACAGGTTCAGTCATGGATTGATGCAGTACATGAGGACGGTAAAGTACATGGACAAGTTCTTACATTACGTGCTATCTCTGGTAGGATGGCACACCATTCTCCAAACATGGCACAAGTTCCTGCATCTTACTCACCGTATGGTAAGGAGTGTAGGGAATGCTGGACTGTTGGAGATGCAGCTAATGTTCTTGTTGGTTGCGATGCTTCTTCGCTTGAGCTACGTGCACTAGCACACTATCTTAACGATCCTTCCTTTACAAAAGAAGTTGTGGAAGGTGACATTCATACAGCAAATCAAAAGGCAGCAGGTCTTGATACACGTGATCAAGCCAAGACATTTATCTATGCCTTTATCTATGGTGCAGGTGCAGCAAAGATAGGACAGATCGTTGGTGGTACATCACAGGACGGTCAGCGTCTGATAGATACATTTCTTGGTAACGTACCTGCTCTTGCTTTGTTAAGAGAAAGGGTTGACAAGGCAAGTCGAAGAGGTTATCTTAAAGGTCTTGATGGTAGATGGTTGAAGGTTCGCAACCAACATGCAGCAGT